GTTTAAACAACTCCCCAAGAATTCTACCATATTTACCTTTACCATCCTTCCTTGTTTTTATAATTAAATCTTTTCCAGTTTCTTTAATAAAATCTTTTAAATACTCTTTAGCCAATAAACCAAATTTTTTTTCAATCTTATCTCTTGTACGTGATTCAGGAGTATCAATACCGAAAAGCCTAACACGACTACTATATAAAATATCAAAACCGACATCAATACGGACATCCACAGTATCACCATCAACACATCTAGTAACCTTTGCCTTATATTCATACATTACTTCTTCTCCTCTCCTTTAAATGATTTACTTGAACCTGACGTTCCTGCGTAGAGTCCAAACCATGCAGCACCTGCACCTACTACTATAGAAATTAAACCTGATTGCTCAAAGCTAGGCTCTGGTAAATCCATAAACCACATCACAGTATAATAAAGCAGAAAGATATAGACTGTTAAAAAGGCTCTAGGAAATATCCTCCAACTATCTACAGCTTGGGCTAAGAATATCCATCGTTGATGCGGATTTTTAGTACCTTCATCTTCTAATTCTCTTATCCTGTCTTTTAATCTGGACTGTTCTTGCAACAAGTCCATGAACTTACTAAGGTCGATCTCAACCTCATTACGATCCATGTCACCTGAAAATCTTTCTCTATCGCTCATCAAACTACCTTCATATAAGCTACAGCTACAGCGACTAAACCATATAGTCCCCACAGCATCTTTTCTATTCTAAGAAACTTTTTACTTCCTTCGTCAAGTCTACGCTCTATGAACTCATATCGTAGAGCGCATTCTCTTTCGTGTCCATCAAGTCTTAAATCTACTGTACCAACAGCAGTTTCAGCTTTTGAACTCATAACTAGCTAGGATTTGAATAGCTTTTAGTTGCCCATATAACAATACTATAAGTATCGCCACTTGTATGATCATTTGTTGTTAACAACAAGTCACCATTTACACCACCTCCAGCATTATTTGAAATGCCGGGAAGTGTTTGGCTACTATCTGAAAAATCCCATGTATCTGACCAGTCTTTTGGTGCTTGGCAAATAAACATATTGGAAGTTGCATTCCAATATAAAGAAAAGCCCATACCAATATTACTAAACCAAAGCTTTTGTATAACAACTCGGTTACAAGATTGTTTAGTTATAGCACTTGCTGTTAATCCAGATACATCAATCTTAGCTACTGCACTTTCTCCCGTGCCATCACTAATATTGGTAAATTTCATTACAAGATCACGACCACCATCATCCAAGATAGTTTGTGATGTTACTGCATCAGCCATTACTTACTCCTTACTCAAATGGAGTAGCTAATGTACCATCACCATGCAAGAAAGCTTCACAATGCCATACTGCTGCACTTGTAGCCACTAAACGAATAACTCCGCCTACTAACCAACCCTGTGCTGCTGTACCTAAATCTATTGTGTCATCATCACTGGCATCAGGAATAAAAGTATTATTATCTGATGCCGTTGCTGGATCAAAGATCGTAGCAAAGCCAGAAAATAAATCACTGGTATTGTCTGTATTAATCTGTCCTGCACCGGTGAAAGTTGTACCCACTATAAAGGTATAGTTTAATCCTGCTACTGCGGTAGGTAGTGTAACAACAATACCTGCTGCCCTATTAAGAGTATAAACAGTACCTGAATCCGTTGATTCAACTGATTTAGTAGCACTGGTAATACTACTAACATTTTTATAATCTAATAAATAACCTGTGGTTGTAATATTACCACTGGTATCTATATCTAGATTTGTTGTAATTACACCAGTCGTAGAGTCCTTGCTGATTTGTTCAAATCCGCCCTCTGACCTAACTGGTCCATTAAAAGTTGTGTTTGCCATAATTTAGTCTCCTAAATAATTCTATCGTCTTGGCAAGTCTGCTAGGGCAGTCGATAGACATAAAAAAATCCCTAGAAAATAAGGGGGAGATATATCATTTCACCCCCCCTTTAGTTATTAGGATGATCCCGAAGAACCATACGCTCCAAGAGGATCGCTAACTCCAAAGGAGTAACGTTCCCTAGCCTTATACCTTACATTACCGGTATCAAAGTCACCATCCATACTTGTTTCTAATGAAGTACGTGTAAAATGTTTAAATCCATTTGGCACATCTGTCATTATAAACCAAGCGTTAGTATCTGTTAAAAAGTGATTAACAGAATAACCTTCTGGAATGGTTCCATTATGCTTGATAGCGTTAATGTCATTATCCGCAGTACCGACTCTACCATCGGTATCTAGGATACGTGTAGCGGTAAACATGCTATTCGGTGGGACAATTAACTTACGAGGTTTTGCTGCAATTAGCAAACCACGCTCATCTGTCCATCCGGCAATAGTAATCACAGCATTCTCTAACGAAGTTTCGTTAAGGTCTGCTTGTGTACTTGGTGTATTGGCATTCGTTCCACCTGACACCAAAGGGTGTGAGGTTGAAAACAAATCAACTCCATCGCCAGAATTATATGCACCACCTGAGAATCCTTGATTAAGAGGATACGCAGCTTTTACCTGCTTTGTATAAGCCATACTTCTTGCGAGTGCTTTAGTATAACGTGCAGAAAGCGAATCATAGAGGTTATCCTCCATCGCTTCTTCAGTTATAGCAAAACCCATAGCAATTGTTTCATGGTTGTAACGTTGTGAGAAAGATTCTTGCGCATTATCATAAATGATAGCTGAGCCTTCATCTTTAACAGCAGCCTGTCCAAATCCACTTAACTTCAAATCTTCTTCGAATGAACGATCAGATGTTTCAGTCTCATAAATTTCGTTAGACTCGTTTTCGTACTTAGCGTACTCCAATCCAAACAATGCATTTAAGCCGGGAAGAAGTTCTTTTAATAACTGCGCTCTTGAAATAGCCATTATCTATTCTCCTTACTTAAATACCTGTCGTATTGTCCATTATATGTCCAGCATTGAACTTAACAACGAGATCGGTATATGAATCACCGAAGGCATTGTCTGATCTATCTGACTTATCAATAATTCTCAAAGGCAGAGTTGCTGTCGTAGCAGCAGCAGTAGAAATATCTACCGCATTTTTGCTAGTTCCTATAGTGGTCGAGCCAGATGTTAAAGCAATCGCAACATTATTTCCTATGTTAGTAAGGGAGGCAGAGCCATCACCTTGCATTTCCATAAGAACTGTTGGATCGTCAATCACATACGCATAAGCATCAGATGCTACTACGCTGGCTGTCCACATTTGGGCAAACGTCAGTTGTGATGTATTTGGATCAGTATAAGTACAACCTAAGAATACACCTACTGGAGTTAACGTTGTAGTGCCTGTGTCTTTCTGGACAACGCCAGCAGCAGCAAGTTTTACAAAGTCTCCATAGAATATATTCACGGCATAACCACTAGCAATGCTGTAATGTCTAACCTTACTATTGAAAGAACCAGAAGCACTTAAAGTGCCTATTGGTCTTGCTCCGTAAGGTGTCGCTGAACTACTCATTGTATATACCTTTAAAATACAAAGTTAAAAAATACAAAGGCGGTAAATCATTTACCACCTTTACCAAAAGTAACCTCAGATTTTCTCTCTTTAAACATAGGCATAGCGGGATTTTCTTCTTTCATATAATTTGCGTCTAACGCTGACATCTGTTGTTCTGCTTGATTACGAAAATATTTATCTCGTTGTTCAACCATATCTTCAGATGCTTTACATAAAAGCAATCCACCCACTTCTACACATCCTTCATGTTGAGTATTCTTATCCATAATAATCTGTAACTCAGGATGATCCTCTGCTTTAACTGGAACCCAACCTTCTCTCATTCGAGTAGATACATTCATAGTATCAGATTGACCAGCTGCACTGGTTCTGATCCAACGAAATCTATATCCCTCTTGTGGAGTAGGATCGGGCAACAAATTTGGAGGTGTCCAAGGTTTTGTGCGTTCACTATCTTCTCTCGATTCTAGTGAACGAGGTGTGCGCTCTTGATCTTCTTGATCTTTATCTAACTTATCCATTCTGTAACTCCTTCGCATACTGTGATGCGTATTGTTCTGGCGTAAGTCCAAGTCGTCTGGCGAGGTCAACTTGCGTCTTTGTTAACTGCACTCTGCGCTGTTTTTGACCAGTCCTATTGGCTGGTGCTACCACAGTCGAAGGTGGTTGAGAGGAGGCAGTATTAGTCCCCTCAAATCGTTCTGGAAATCTATTCTTAATAGCTTCATCAACTCTAGAGTAATATATATCTGAATCCCTTACAGGATCAACACCTTCTCTAACTAACTTAGCATGCATACCATAAGCTAATGCTGTCATATCTTCATCACCTGCACGTTCAAACCAAGGATTATTCCTAATATAGTCAGCAGCTACTGGATCAATTTGAACTTGTTGCTGTTGTTGTGCAAAGTTTTGTTGAGGTAAAGCTTGTTGATTATTTTGTTGCGCACCATTTATCTGTTCTGGTGCTGGCATTGCTGGAGTATAGTTTTCTACATAGTTCTTATCGGCATAAGCAGATGTAAGTTTTTCTTGTGCTTGTAATAATTTATCTGTATCACCAGATTCATATGCAGATTTATACTCTAACTTAGCAGCTTCTATATCAGATGTTGTTCTAGTTTTAAGGCTATTAATCAAAGCACCTTCACTTCTAGCAACTGTATTTTTTAGTTTCTGATTTTCGTCTGCTACTTGCTGGGCAAATCTAACAGATTCATCACGTGTACGTAATGCCTGTTCTTTTTCCCTTCTTTCTTCGTGATAGTCATACTTTAATTTATCAATTCTTTTTTTAGTACGACCACTTATACCAGCAATTTCTGCATCTACATCATCATTAGATACTCTGGCTGGCTTCTGATCCTCTGGCGGTCTATCATCAACCACTTCTATTTCTACATCAGAGGTAGGTGGCTCAATAGTATTAACCGCAGGAAGTTCTTCTTCTTGTATTTCTTGTGTTTGCTCGTTCATGCTCTCACTATTCCTGTCGGGTCTCTCACAACAGCTTCAACAGTATCATCATTAATAAGTCTAAATTCTTTGCCATGTATTTTCATACGAGTTCCACTATAACCTCTCATAATAATAAAATCACCTTCCTCACAATATGCTCCGTTTGGAAAACGTTTTTCATCTTTATAACAATCGGGACCCATTTTTAATACGAAACCTATAATTGAAGCCGTTTCTTCTATACTACGTGTAGATTCAGCTTTAACGATACCACCTTCAGTTTTTTCATTTGCTTCTGGTAAGGCTATTAGAATTTTATACCCTGTTGGTTCAGGAAGTTGAGAAGCAACATCAGAATCTTCTTCTATTTCTTCTTTTTCCTTTACTGCTTTTACTGTCATAAGTTACCTTATGTTGCGTCAAATATATAAAGGAGTCTGACGTTTCTCCATCATGTCCCCTGACATGTGCGTATCAATCTACTTCTACTAACTTATTATAATGTTCAGTTATTTCACGTTGAGCGATACGTAACCCAGCGATCTTACCTTTTAAACGTTGAAGTTCTGGAAAATCCTTAACTTCTCCATCTACTAAAGTTTCAGTAATGATATTTATCTCATTGTTTAAACGTTCTGTCAAGTATTCAAATATATCAGGATCAACCATATTTATTTTTTTCCCTTATATCCCGAAGCATAAATTGCCTTTCCTTGCTTTTTAGCTTTAGCTTTTGTTTTATAAGTCTTGCCTGACTTACCCCATCTATAACCGCCTTTAACCTTTTTAACTGGCATCAGAATCGTCTATTATCTTGTCTGCCATCTTCCTACCTATCTCAGCACCTTTAGTTCTTTCCTGTGCAGAAACTTTTGCAATATCTGCTCCAATCTTAGTTCCTTCTTTTAATAGATCAGTTTCTAATTTTATTCTTTCCAGTTCATCTTTCATTCTAGCTTTTTCTAAATCAGCAGCAATACGTGCTTCGTCAGTAGTAGCCTTAGATTCTTGGGTAGCTGCCTTAATTGCCAATTCTTCACGTTGTAATTGTAAAACTGGATCGTCTTGTTGTTCTTGATATTCTTCTTGTTGTGCTTGTTGTTGATTTTTACCTAATAATTGTTGTGCTGCTGCTGCAACTAATGATGACAACCTAGATTCAACCTCTGGTGGCAAAGGTTCTCCTATCGGTGGTAACTCTGTACCTAATTCTTGTTCTATTTGTTTCCTATATTCAAACCCCAAGTGTTCTGTTATGTGTGATGCTAACGCTGCTTGCATAGCATCAGCATTTGGAGCCTGTGCTGCTACTTCTTGTATCTTAGGGTCCTGTACCATAGACATATGTACTGTTATATGCGCTGTTTGGTCTTGATACTCAAAGGCTTTAACAGGTTTTCCATTCAATATGTTCATATTTTCGGTTACAGGGTCTAATGCCTTAATATCATCCTCTAATGGGACTATATCTTGCGGATCACGTATGCCTAATACCTCTAACATCTGCCTATGTAGCTTTGGCATGTCGTACATTTGGGGTGCAGTCTGTGCTAATTGCAAAGCAGCCTGATATTGCATGATTCTTTGCGCCATTGTCGCTGCATTTGGGTCCGAAACCGGAATAACGTCTATTCTTTCATCAAAATCACTACCTTTTATAGCTGGATCGCCATCAATTTCGTATTCATACTCTGCTGGCATGTAAACTTTGATAATATCCGACAAAATTGCTAATTCTTGGCGCATTGAGGAGTGTAATCTAGCTTGAATTGCACCCATTACCTTCATATTGCGTTCTAATAGGGCTAAAGTAGTGCCTACTGGAGCCTGATTGTTCATATCTGAAATTTTTAGGTCGGTAATAGAGGCAAATCTTCGCCCTTCTTCCACGATATTCCCCAATAATTGATATAAAGTGCCAGAAGGTTCCTTATAGGGAAGGAAACTTATGTTATCTCGGATACTTCCACCCGGAATGTCCACGTCTCTGAACTCACCCGGATAGATTGGAGTGTCATCACCCTTTATTCTTAGTCCTCTAGTCTTTAATCCACCCGGAAGATTAGATAAAGTACCTGCATCAACCAGTTGTCTTAGTAAAGAGGTCGCTGATTTAGCTAATCCACCCACCATATGTATTAATCCAAAGCCATAGAAGCCTAATCCCGGCATATATTTGTAGTGAACAAAGTGTTGTCTGCGTTGTTTTAAAGGATCAGACTCTAAGTAGTTACGCCTAACAGATAAAACTTCCCCTGACCCCTGATCTATAGTCACAACGTAAGGTAATGCTATCCCTGTTTCCCTACCCTCTATCTTATCTTCAAAGCCTTTGAGGTCTAAGTCCACATGCATTTCCAATAAGGTATGTAAACCATCTTTACTATAAGAATTTAATTCATAATCATAATTAGGACTATCACCAGCAAGTTCATTGTATTTTTGTTTTATCCTATCTGTACCAATACTTGATTGAGGTAACTCAATATCACGATAAAATCCTGCAAACTGTAATTTTAAAATATCATTTAACGTCATTCGCATAACATGAGTAGCACGTGCAGCTGTTCTTAAATCAGACGCTCCATAGCTAACAACAAAATCTTCTGCTGGAATAAACATAGAACAAGGTCTTTGCATATTCACATCCCAATAAATCTTTTTAAATGCAGAACCTGCTAATGGCAAACTAAATAACATATTTTCAGATTCATTACGATACTCAGTCATATCTTCTGTCAGAAGATAATTCATATAGTTTTCAACTCGTCTTGCTTGTGCTTCTTTCTCTTGTGTAATTTTGCCAATAATATTTGTTCTTACCGGACCGGCAGCCGGAAATATTTCTGTAATGGCTTGTGACTGAAAACGCACAACGGCTTCTGAAAGTAACGGGTGATACACTCCACACGCACCACTCCAAGGCTCAGTTCTTTCTTCGATCTTTAATCCAAGATTATCTAAACCTTCAACATAAGTTCTTTCCCAGTCTCCCCGTGAATCTTTATCTGCTTCATAAGCACCAACTAATTCATTAGCTATAAAGTTTAAATCTTTATCTTCTAAATGATCCGCAAGATTTGCATCAAATGGAATTTGTTCATCCATAGCGGAAGGATCAAAATCAATAACCATTCCCCCATCTTCTGTTTCTATTGCAACCGCTTCTGGATTTACAACAGTAATATCAACATCTTCTTCTGCCATATCAAATCAGTTTAACTTTGTTAATAATATTTAGCAATCTTATCAGTATAGGTATCCACATCAGCTTCATCGTGATCTAAAGTTATAAAGCCACCCTGCCTAAAACGTAGTAAAGCTTGTGTAGATGAATCCACCAAGTCATCATGGTCCCCTACCGGAAACGAAGCAAATTGCTCTATAACTTCTTCTGCCCATCTTTTCTTCGGATACCAAACTGAACCCGATGCAAATAAATCTGCAACAGCGTTTACACGTGCTATCTTATCATTTCCTCTAGATGGAGTGAACTCTTGAACTGGTATGCCCATTCTTCTTAACTCAAATATTAAAGGTGAGCCAGCAGCTTTAGCTTCAACGATAAATGCATCCGGCATCCATTGTTTATATTCTTCAAAGGCTCTACGTTTTAATTCAGGAAATTCCATACGTTCTTGAAATGCATCCAATAAGATAACTTGTGGTGCTAAGTAGCCTTCATCATTCTCAGCATAAAATACTCCCCACGTAGTACAAGCTGAATAGTCTGCACGTTGCGTCTTAAGAAATGCAGTATCCCATGATTGAATTAAGAATTCACATCTAGGTGGATTTTTATTTTCCCATTCCATCCACCATTCTCTTTTAACTATTGCACTTTCTTCGGAAACAGGATTCTGTTGATATTGCGCTTCCCAATGCGCTACAGGTAAAGTTGCCTTAATCTTTTCTAATTCATCTAGTTCCCAAAAATCTTCCCATAAACTTCTGCCTGATGGCAAGATAGCAGGAAGTTCAATTACTTCCCATTCATCACTTCCGTCTCTGGTAGACATATCCTTTAATATGGAACCGCATAAATCTTTTTTACCCCACCGAGTCATAACAATAATAATTGCACCACCCGGCTGTAGTCTTTGTCGTGGACCACTCAAATACCATTCATAGGTATTTTCAAAAATTTTTGGATCAGCCGATTGACCTTGTTGTTCTGAATGGGGGTCATCAATGATCAGCAAGTCAGCACCACGACCTGTTACCGCACCACCTACACCAATAGAGAAGTATTCTCCGCCACCCGATATATCAAATCTACCTGCTGCCTTACTGTCGAGATTTAAAGTCACCTCTGGAAACACGCCTTGGTATTCCTCGCTATCTATTAAGTTACGCACCATACGACCAAACCTTAACGACAGTTCCGCAGTATGCGAAGCCATAATGATTTTCTTATCCGGTTCCTTTCCGACTATCCAAGCCGGTAGTAACCATGAAGTTAATTGAGACTTACCAAAACGAGGTGGCATGTTTATCATCAAGCGTTTACATTCCCCTTTAGCAACCCGTTCAAATGCTTCCGCCATTTGTCGGTGATGCGCTCCGCACATGAACTCGGACCAGACCGATTCACAGAAATTAAGAAAACTACCTTGAGACTGTTCACGTCTAACTGCGGTTTCCAGATCACTCATCAGCTTATCTAACTGACTGCGTTGGCGTTTATCTAATGAAGCTAGACGATCACCCGTCAAGCTTTCCATGATTAATTCTAATTGATCTTTTGATACACTCATCTATATATAGTATTGTCAACCATATTAAAACACAATATACTGTGTTTCAAGGGTATCTCCAGAAGGGCTGTCTTACACTCTCAAACATATCCAGTCCACACCCTGAGAGCCGTTTCTATTACGCAGAGACGGCTCTGTTATTTTAGGACCTCAAGACCCGAAGGTGAAGGAATCGCTAATCGATAACATACCGGCAGGTATGCCATGTTTAGCCTATACTATGGGGAGAAATAAGGATAACACAACTACCACTAAGTAAACCCATGTGAATTAAAAGTTTACTATAAATATGCTGCATTATTTTTCTATGATTAGGATTCCTTACCCACTTCTATTTAAACAGGGGGTAGGGGGTCCTGTCAACACTAAGTTAAAAAAAAGTCAAAATTTGCTGTGTAAAAATTTGGAACAGTATGTATAGAGCGTGTGTGCGGAGTCCCGAAC